TTCTAGTAAATCTTTTTCAAATAGTTGGTTTTTAGTCTCAAGTTGATTGAGTCTTTCAATTACACCGAATGCAAACCAGGCTCCAATAACTATGGCTCCGATCAAACCAATTAAGTTACGTAATGGAAGACCAATATTTGTACTATCATTTATTTTCATCTAGCCGGTCCACCAAATAGTGCTAATAAACATATAGCTACTATTAAAATAGCTGTGAACCTGTAATTCATATCTCCTGGTTCCATATAGGCACCCTCCATTATTGACACGATAAACACTCGTCTGAATCAGAATCTAATTCTGCTAACGCCTCTTCTTTACAATCTTGACCACAAAACAAATCTAATTCGTCTTTAGGTTCAAATTCATTTTTACATTGCTTACATTGTTTCATTATTTTTTCTCCTCTATATTATAAAACATTTTATCAGAATCTTCTGTTACCCAATCTCCACCTTCACAGTCCCATACAGTATTTTGTACTTTGTAATCAGGCCAATCATTGTCGGTAGTATAACTGTTCACATGCCAAATGATTCTATTGTTTGGCTGCGCTGCATAATTACCATTATCTAATGCAATTATGTGTGCACACTTGTGCTCTTGCGGAATTTCTGAATGTTCCGTGTTTAGTATATTAGTCTCTGGATGAGCCCAGTCAACCGTAAATAAATATTGACCTTTGTAAAATTTTTTATCTTTACCTAGATACTTACCGTCTATTCCTGCTAACCAATCAAAGCAATGAACACTAGGATAATAACTAAAACAATTCCACAGTTGTAATTCGTTGACTTGCATATCAGGCACTTTGGTTCGGTCATACGATTTTTGGAAAAACGCTGAGATAGGCAAACGCCAAAAGCACGCACCATTGGGTAGCATGATATTAAATAAGAGCGCACGTCCTGAAATACTCGAAATACCAAACACCACACAGTCCTGCTCACCTCTTTTATCCATGTCCATATCATACAAATATTCGGTACGAATTTTGCAATAAATCGGTGGTATGTTTGCGTTAAGATATGCCATAAATTTCTCATTTTATTAATCAATCCACCAAAATATCAGTGTTTTTCTATCATTTTTTAAAACTCTTTTTACACCATGCCAAACTGTTTGGCTATTAAAAAATGTCAACATTCCCTTTTCTGGTTTTATATTAATACCACTTTTAGTTACAAATTCTCCGCCATCAAAATTATCATTTAAATAAATTAAACTATTATATTTACAAACAATTCTAGCTGGATGAGTATGTACATGAAAATCTAAAGAAGAATTTATATGATGATTTTGTATTTCAGTTTGTTGTGCTGTTAAATTTAATCTAAATCTTTTATCTAAATATTTTTTTACTTTTACAGTGATTAGATCTTCTGTAATATCTAATGTCCTATTGTCCCACTTAGTAGGATCATTAGGTCTATAACCTATGTCATTAATCATATTATAATATTTATCACATTCTTCATTTTTTAAAAAATTTTTAAGAACATAAACAACGTCTTGTTTGGATTTAATTTTTTCCATATTATTTAATTTCGCCCCAATTAGGACCTGATTCATAATCTACTTTGTTAGGAACTTTTAGATCTACTGCTTGTTCCATAATTTGTTTTATTTTAGCAGCCTGTGATTCTGATTCAATAGAAAAATCTAATTCATCATGTATTTGTATATGACCTATTAAACCTTCTTTATACAAGTCAACCATTGCTTTTTTAGTCATATCTGCAGCACTACCTTGAATTAATTTATTTAATGCTTTGTAAGTAAATGCTCTTCTATGTCCATTTTTATACCAATAATTTTTCTTTGGTTTACCATCAACATCTTTTTCTTGATCACCATTCTCATCTAATAAGTATGGTCCCATTTCTTTTAGATCCTTCATTCTTTCATGATCTGCTGCAGGTACAAATGTACCCCAATCAGAACCTCTTAGAATTGGTTCGTACTTAGGAAATCTACAACGTCTACCCAATAAAGTTTTTATTCTACCTTTTTGTTGTGCAGCATCCATAACTCCACTCATTAATTCTTTTACAAATGGTACTCTACCATGATAAGTATTAAATAATTCATCTGCTTTTTCTTTTGATACAGCTAATTCATTTTGTAATTTAGCTTTACCCATTCCATAAAATAAACCTAAGTTAATTGTCTTAGCTTCTTTTCTATCAATCTCTGCCATGTCCGCAACAATTTGGTGAAAGTCAGTTGATGGATCATTTTCATATGAGTCTGCAATAACTTGTGCTGAATCATATTCAAATCTTAATGCGTAGTGTGCAACCAATCTTGGTTCTTGTTGTGAGTAATCAAACGTACCCCACTTACAACCTTCTTCTGGTATAAATAGTGATCTTATCAATGGACCTGTATCAGGATCTCTTGCTGGAATTTGTTGTAGATTTGGATTAGAATAACTAAACCTTCCTGTAACTGTTCCTCCATCATCAGATCTAATTTGATTTATATCTGCATGAATTCTACCTTTGTGTTCATGTCTTAATATTGTATCTATAAAAGTTGTTCTTACCTTGTTTATTTTTCTAGCTTCTGCTATCATGTTAACGACAGGATGATTATGTTTAGAAATAAAATTTTTAGTAAATGATGGTGCACCAGTTTTTTCAGTTACTTCGTAAGGTAAATTTAATTTTTGGAAAACTTTTTCAATTGATCTGGCAGCCCATAACTGAGTGTCTACTCCTGATTCTATTTTTATTTGTTGTAATAAGTTTTCTTCTTTTATTGCCAGTGCTGTTTTCAATTGATTGGCTTTCTCGATATCTACCCGAACACCTAGGTGGCGCATATCAACTAAACAAGGAAAAAGATCAGTCTCAAGATTAAATATATTCTGTAGATCTTCTTCTATAATTATTTTTTTAAATAAATGCCAAAGCTCTAAAGTTAAAGCTGCATCTTCTTCCGCATATGCTCCTACTTCACTTGCAGGCATTTTCCACATTTCAGCTTTAGGATCTAATCCACGTTCTTTCGCTGCATTAGTAAGTAATGCTTCATTCTTACCTTTATTTAAATAGACCCAAGATAAAGAGTTTAATGTAAATGAAAATCTATTTTCATCAATGAGTGATGCTGCAACCATGGTATCAATAATTAAACCATTGATTTTTATACCTAAATTACGTATCCAACATACATCATACATTGCATTGTGAAATATTTTTGTAGCAGGTGATTCACATACATCTTTAAACCATTTCAATACCTGATCTCTAGGCATGTTAGGACCTTCACCATGTGCTATTGGAAAATAGTTTTTATACCCATCTACAGCTACAGCTATACCTACAACTTCACCATTACCACTTATGGCCCCTGAACCCTTACTCTTTAAATCTGGATCTCTTGTCTCCAAGTCAATCGCAATCTCATCTGCTTTTCTTAGATCAGGAAATTCTGTAGGTGCTACCCATTCTGTAGTTGGCATTAACATTATTTTTTCCTCTTCATGTCTTTCATCTTTTTAATTTCTAATTCACAGTAATGAATTATCTTTTCTATATCTTGTATTCCATTTTTATTCAAGTACCTACAAACGTATTTTACAACGTTGCCTTGAAAAAATGAGAGATTATTTTTTGAAATAAACTCATAAGGTTGAATGGGAAAATCTTTGTAATGAGATCCTCCAATTTGTTTATCTTCTGGAAATGCATTTTCCAAGTCATCTTTGTGTGTCATAGTTTTCCTTTTAGTTTAATGTGACAGTTGTTGGTTTAACGATCATGAATAAATAGGGAGTTAGAGAAATCGAACCAACTTCGCCCGTTAGAGCTTGATGCTGCCACCCACCAAAAAGGGTTTTCTCGCTCCCGATCGGTTTACATAGGTTAGTATGTAAATTCTTAAATATGTTTATATTCATTTCTTTTTATTCTTGCTTTTAATTTATATAAATTATTTCTTGCACGTGTTCCTCCAACATACCAAACTCTATGTTCTTCATCATGCTTTGCTTGACTCTTCTTGATTGCTTTTTTAATTTTATCTCCAATGTCTAAACAAAGAATTACACTATCTTCTTCTCCACCTTTAGCTGCATGAATAGTAGATACTTTTATACGTGCCCTATCATCTAAGTCTTCTCCATTATCTATCATATTTTTAATATATTCTTTCTCAGATAAGTCTGCTTTTTTAAATGCATCAAACCAATCTACTGTTTTGTCCCATTCATTTTGTTTAAGACCAGTATATTCTTCTACATCTTTTATTTCTTTCTCATCTAATTCAATACCTCTACACCATGAATTATAATTAATTGATGCATTATATATTCTAACTACAAAACTTTTACCTTTATTAGTATAGTGATATAAATTTCTTTTTCTTAATTCCTTTGTCATTTTTATTAATCTAGAAATAGTTCTAGTTAATATTAACCATTTACCCTCTGTTAAATCTATTTGATCTAGGTTATTTATTTTAAGACATTCACCTTCATAGTCTCTTGGATAATATTTTTTTAACTTCCTTAAACCAACTATATTAGTTAGGGGTATAATTGATTGTTCTTGAACTGCTCTTGATATTCTTTTTGAATACTTCAATACTTTTTCTTTATCTGCTTTTTCAGATATAAATCTATCTACATCTGCTCCAGCCCAAGCAAAGATAGCCTGATCATCATCACCTGCTAAATAAATATCATCTGTATATTGTTTTAATTTATCAAATAGTTTCCATTGTAATGGAGATAAATCTTGAGCTTCATCTATGAAGATTGCTTTAAATCTAGGTAAATCTTCTTTTAATAATAATTGATTGATCATATCATTAAAATCTAATTTCTTTTTAACAGTCTTATAATTTTTTAAATTATCATTTATGTTTTTTAATATATGCCATTTAATTTCTTTAGAGTTATGTTCATTTCTATCATACTCTTCTCTAATAGTTACATCTCTATTAATTGCTTTCCCTATCATTTGAAAATATGGGCTATCACTATTTAAATAAAATATTTCTTCTTTATTATATTTATCATAATACTTAACTCTTAAATTTAATTTTTTACCTATCTTTTCATAATCACTACCTTGCATTACTTTTTTAGTATTTAAATCTAATTGATCAAAAGCAAATGAATGAATAGTCCTAAAATAATATAAATCTTTGTCTTCTGCTGGCATTCTTTCTCTAGCTTCTTCTGCAGCTTTTTTAGTAAAAGCAAAGTATGCAATTTTATCTAACGGTACACCCATTCTAACATATGCTTTAGCTCTACTGATAAGCTTATATGTTTTACCTGTACCTGGAGGACCGTAGTATTTATAAATCATTATACAATATCATCCTCATTTTCTATTTCTATAATCTCTTCTACTTCCATGTCTTCTTCTTTAAATAGATATAAAGGTATAAATGCACATCCATTAACACCTGGATTTGGTTTATCTGTTTTTTTATTTCTACCTGGAAATCTTTTCTTCTTACCAAACTCTGGTTTTGGTAAATGATCTTTTTCATTTTCAAACATTTTTTCTATCATGTAAGAAGTTCTAGATGCATCTTTCTTCCATTCGTTTTCTTTTAAGAAAGTATAGAAATCATCATAAACAAAGTATGCATAAGTCTCATCTTTTAATACGTTACCACTTAAAAAAGAGTTATGCGTTGTAGCCTGAGGCCCGTTAATATGTTCCCTTAATAATTTCTTTAATATCTCCATTGGTCTGGTCCCTGGAGCCGGCTGCACTGTATCTTGTGTATCCAATAAAGCATTTATCATTGCATGAAAGTCCATTGCTTTAATAGGAGGTGGAAATATATCCGCTTGAGCCATAACTAAACCTCTTAATTCTTTTTGATCTTTTAATTTATTTACATCTTTTGCATGAACTGAAACTGATTCACCTTTTTTATTTTCTACCGTAAGATAATATTCAGGGTCTGGTTTAAAATCTACTTTGATTAGATTGGTCATTAATGGCCAATCTATTTTCTTATCTGATATAATTCCAAATTTTCTTTTCACACATTCTGATTTAACACAAACAGGTGAAAGTAATTCATCACTACAAGTATGACCTTTGTCCTGCTTCTCCCAATTTTTTATTTTCATTTTAATGTGATCATCTGTCCAGGTTTGATTAAACTCAAAATAATTTCTACCTGCTTGTAGAACTTTATTTTTCCAATCATCTGAATATTTTTTCTTAGCAAAGACCATGTAGTTATATAAAAATCTATCACGACCATCTGTCATTTTATTTTTTGATAAAATTTCTAAACATGGTGGACCATCTTTAAATTCCTCTGCACCTCCGGTTAATGCTTTCTGAATAAGATTATCCGATAATTCTTTTAGTTGATTTGAATCTACTTTATTTAATTCAACACATTGTAAAAAAACATCAAAAGGTATTTCTTTACCTGATGGATCTAATGCAACTCTTTCTTTTTTACCAAAATACGGAAGATTTATAAAATTACCGTTTACTTTATTTCCATTTGTATCACTTCCTAATTTAGTTTGTTTAGGAAATATTTCTGTATTGATTGGTAGTTTAAATAAAAATAATACGTCTTCTAAAAAATCTTTTATTACTTTTGCTCTTACTAATTCTTCTGTAAATAAATATAAATGAAGCCCACCACTTTTAGATTTAACTGGTATTAATGGTAATTGTTTTTCTTGAATTATATCTAGATAATATTTTACATCTAAATTTTTATATATTTTTGGATCTATATCTATTGCACCAAACCTTGCTAAATCACTATCATTACAGGGTTGTATTCCTATTGATTTTGTCCCATCTAAATGTTGTTTGTAATCAAGTTCAGTTATAGGTTTACCTGACCACCCATAGTCACCATTTTTAAATTTTATCTTACCTGTATCAGGATCTTTATAACCATTACTAATATTACAATAACCGTAATTACGTTCTAAACCTGTAAAATT